AAGGCGGAATACGACGCGGCAGGGGCATTCCGCCCGGCGCTGATCGTGATCGACGTCATCGGCATAGGCGCTGGCGTGGTGGATCGCCTGCATGAACAGAACCTGCCGATACTGGGGGTGAACGTGGCCGAGGTGGCGAGCACGACGGGGCGCTATGCGCGGCTGCGCGACGAGCTGTGGATACGCTGCCGGGAGTGGCTGGAGAGCCGGGCGGTGCGGCTGCCGCGGGATGACGACCTGCGGGCTGATCTGGTGGCGCCCCGGTATCAGTTCCTGTCCGATGGGCGGATGCAGGTTGAGAGCAAGAACAGCATGCGGAGCCGTAGCCTTGCCAGCCCGGACAGTGCCGACGCGCTGATCCATACGTTTGCGGAACAGGGGCTTGGGATAGCGTCCGGCATGACTAGCGGGTTGCACGACAGCCAGCCGATCCGGATGAACCTGACAGCGGGAGATTATGTCTGATGTCCGGCATGAATGGCCCGCCGCCTGGGTTGCCTCCAGGGATGATGCCGCCAGGGATGGGTCCGCAGATGCCTCCCGGCATGCCGCCGTTGCAGCAGCAGCAGGGCGCGCCGCCGCCGCAGCCGGGGCAGCCGATGACCGGGCTGCTGGGGCCGTCCGCGCAACGCTTTCCGCCGCCCATGCCGCAGATACCGGGGTTGGTGCCGCCCGGCATGCACCCGCAGGGCCTCACGCTTGGCCAGGAGCAGGTGCAGGCGTTCCTGTTGCCGCCGAAGGACGACACGCCGCCGCGGGATGGCGACGATGACCTGCCGCTGGGCCTGCGGCGGTATGCGGCTGGGTTGCGCCCTGCGGTCCGGCCCGAGGGTGCGGCGTGGCAGCAGGAGATCATCTTTGAGCGGCTGGGGGTGACGGACAGCGAGCTGGCGGAAACCGCGCGCTACTATTTCAAGATCGCACAGAATTATGACAGCTACCTGAGCCGGGAGCGGATAACGGCCTCGCAATATTACGCCGGGCGGCCGTTTGGCGATGAGGCGTCGGGGCGTAGCCAGATCGTCATGACGGTTGTTCGGGACACGATACGGCAGACGTTGCCGAGCCTGTTGCGGCTGTTCACCGCGGTGGAAGACCCGGTGAGCTTCGAGCCGATCAGCAGCGAGATCACCGGGGATGACCAGTTGGCCACGACGCTGGCGCGGCAGGCGACGGACTATTGCCGGTGGGCATTGTTCACCGCGAACAAGGGCTGGCAGGTGCTGCACGATTGCCTGCTGGATGCGTTGACGCGGAAGGCGGGGTGGGTGCGCTGGCACTGGGGGGCAAGGCGCGAGGTGCGGACGGAGGTGTGCGAGGGGCTGTTGCTGCCGCAGTTGCAGTTGCTGTTGTCCGAGCCTGGCATTGAGGCGCAGCGGATTGTGCGGCGGCCGATGCTGAAATCGGAACTTGATGCGTTGGGCAAGACGCCGAACGGCAAGATGTATCTCAGCCAGGGCGGGCCGCAGGAGTATTGGGCGGCGACGTTGACGCGGAGTGCGCAGCAGGCCTGGCCGCGGGTGGAGGCGGTGGCGGCCGAGTGCGTGTGGGTGGTGGCGGACGCGGCCACGGTGGAGGATGCGCGGGCGGTGTTCCATGTCCGCGACGTGGCGGCGAGCGAACTGATCGAAATGGGCTTGCCTGAGGACAAGGTGCTGGCGCACCGCGATGCGCTGCTGCGGCCGCAGCAGCGGCGCGAGGCGATCGCGCGCAACCAGGCGGCGGGCTACAACCTCAAGGGGGCGCCGCCGAACGACCGTTCCATGGCGATCATTCGCTATGTGGAGGGCTGGATCAGGACCGACACGGACGGGGACAACCGGGCGGAACTCATACACGTCCACATGCTGGGGGATGCGCAGAACCTGGTGCAGTGGGAGCGGGTGGACGAGATCCCGCTGGCGTGTTTCACACCGTATCGCGAGCCGGGCCGGATCATTGGATCGTCGCAGGCCGACATGGTGATGGACCTGCAACGGATTGAGAGCCGGGTGATGCGCGCGGTGCTGGATAGCCTGGGGCAGTCCATGTTCCCGCGCACGGCGGTGGTGATCGGGCAGGCCAATTTGGCCGATGTGCGGCAGACCGCCATCGGATCGATCATCCGGGTGGCGCAGCAGGGCGCGGTGACGGAACTGATCAAGCCGTTTGCGGGCAAGGAGGCGTTGCCGGTCCTGGCTGTGCTGGAGGACATCAGGGAAAGCCGGACGGGGATCACCAAGGCCAGTGCGGGGCTGACGGTGGATGAGTTGCAATCCACCACGCCGATGGCGGTGAGCCAGCAGAGCAGTGCGGCGCAGGACCGGTTGGACATGGTGGCGCGGACGCTGGCCGAGACCGGGCTGGCGCCGCTCTATACCGGGCTGTTGAAGATGATGGCGCGGCAGCAGGACCGGCCGAACGTCATTCGCATTCGCGGCGAGTGGGTGGCGATCGACCCGCGGGCCTTGGCGACGATGTGGGAGGCGAGCGTGAACGTGGGCGGCAAGGGGATGCCGCATGAACGCCTGGCGATGTTGCAGGCCATCGCCCAGAAGCAGGAGCAGATCATGCAGTTGGGCGGGCAGGCCAACCCGCTCTCGGGTATCCCGGAGTATCGCAACACGCTGGCGCGGATGCTGGAGACGGTGGGGATCAGCGATGTGTCCTCCTACTTCAAGAGCCTGCCGCCCGGCTTCCAGCCGCCGCCGCCGCCCCCGCCGCCGCCGAACACGGACCTGATATTGGCGCAGGTGCAGGGGCAGAAGACCGCGGCGGATGTGGAGAACGACCGGGCGGACCAGCAGACCAAGCGGGCGGCGCTGCTGCTGGAGGACGACCGGGACCGGGACAAGGCGGCGTTGGATGCGTGGACCAAGACCTGGGTTGCGGCGGCGCAGTTCGGCACCCCGGCGCCGAGCCTGGACGAGTTCAAGGCGTCGATGAAATCCAACGCCCCGGCGGTGGGGTTGTTGTCCGATCTGCCGCCGCCGACGAGTGCGACGCCGCCCGCGGTGGGGCAGCAGCCGCCCCAGCCGCCCAAACCACCGCCAGGAGGCCCGCCAATGGGCATGCAGCCGCCTGGGCCGCCCCGGCCGCCGATGGTGCCGCAAATGCCGCAACGGCCTGTAGCGCCATCTACGGGGCCTGATCCGGCCACGGCGGCGGCGGTCAAGACCGCGCTGGCCGGCGGGCGCATGCCCTCCGCCTACGGGCAACTAGCGGCGCGGGCCGCCGGCTCGCCGCTCATGGGGCCTGGTGGCCCGGCAATGCCGCCAGCCGGGGGAGGGCAGCCAGGTGCAGGGTAAGAGGCAACAGGTCAGCGATGTGGCCAAGGATCTAAAAGATATCGTCCACCGCATTGATCCGGACGAGGTGCCATACCTAGGCGGGCCGGGGCTGACCAAGCGGCAGCAGAAGACGCTTCTGCGCCTGGAACAGCAGCACGACGAACTGGCCAAGGAAATTCGGCGGCTAGAACGAAAGCTTGACACCAAGGAGAGACGGCGACTGGCGCTGGACGCGAGGATCGGCGAATTGCGTCCGCCGATGAGCGGGGCAAACCAGGTCCTGGCCGAATGGCTAGTGCAGGAACTCAATGCGGCCGATCATCCGCAGGAACCCGAAGGCTTTACGGTGACCAAGCCATGACCCTGACCGCGACCTGCCCGCATTGCGGCAAGACCTTCGCGCTTTGGCAGGACGCCCCGGCGCGCAACGAGGCGATCGTGCGCGAGGCAGATGCCGGCGCCACCTATGTGAGCCTGAGCAAGAAATACGGGCTTTCGTCGTCGCGCGTTTCGAGCATCGTAAAGCGGGCGCACCGGCCACCGCCGCGCGTGTGGGGAATACGGCCATGACCCTTACCACCGAACAGGCCATCGCCGCCACCGCCGCCAAGCGGATGCTCGACGATGAGCACTTCATCCGCATCCTCAACCGGATCACGGCGGACGCGGCCGAGAAGACCGTCTGGGGCAAGGACGACGCCGAGCGCGAGGCCAACCGGCAACTCGTATTGGCAATCAGTCGCATTCGCGGCGAGCTACAGGCCGACGCTGACGCACCCGAGGCCGACAAGCAGACGACCCAACTCGCCAAGGCAATGGAGTAGAGCCATGTCAGGATTACTCGGTAACACGGTCGCGCCGGGCTGGGGCTCGCCCCAGGCCACACAGCCGCAAACCGGGCTGCTGGGGGCCTCGGCGGGCGGCGGCGACGAACTGGCGAACGCCCTCGCACAGCTCTACAGCAGCATGGGCGCGGCCACCGGCACGCCCGCCGGGCAGCCGATCAATCCGGCCGCACGCGGGGCGGCGAACCAGATCCGCGACGCCATCCAGCAGAGCGGCGAGGCCAACCAGCAATTCCAGGAGGCCCGGCAGCAAGGCATCCAGACCGGCTACCCGATCACCCCGGAAGACGCCAGGAAGGTGCTGCAAACGGCAATGATATCGAACTGGAGCGGGGCCGAAGGCGGCGGCGGCAACGGCGGAGGCCAGCGATGAGCGAAACCACAGGCGCGCCGGGTGCGGCAGCACCAGCAGCAGCACCGGCAGGCGGGCAGCTTGGCATCACGCCGCCCTCGGCCCCGCCCGCCTCCTCACAGCCGGGGATCAGCGTCAGCGACGCGGCGCGGCTGCTGGGCAAACAGCGGCGCCAGGGGCAGGGGCCGACGACAAGCGGTCGCGGCGAGGATGCAGGGGAAGCGGCAGCACCGCAGGGCGAGGCCAGAAAGCCCGCCGTCGCATCTCGCGATCGGCCCTCCGCCAATGAGATGGCGGCGGCGGCCAAGGCCAACGACAACACCGCCACGGCCAACGATAACGCTACCACCAAACCGCCGACCGCCCCCAAGCCGGCCAGCGCGCTCGAACGTGCGCTCGGCGTGCCCGAAGCAGCCGCAGCCCCGCCCGGAGCCGTGCCAGCCAACGACACCACCGCTCCCATCATAGAAATCGAGGGGCAACGCTACTCGCAAGCCCAGCTTCGCGAGGCCGTCCTCAAGGCCGCCGACTACACCCAGAAGATGCAGGGCCTGGCCGAGCGCGGCCGCCAGGTCCAGGCCCAGCAAGAGGCGCTGGCAACGGTGCTGCCCTACATCCAGCCGGAACTCGCCCGCCTCGGCCAGGTCGTCCAGCATGTGCCGCAGCGCCCGGACCCGGCATTGGCGAACACCGATCCCGGCCGCTACATCGCCGAGCGGGCCGCCTACGAGACGGCGATGGAGGAACAGCAACGGATTGGCGGCCTCAACGCATTGCAGCAGCAGGCGCACGACCGGGCCATGGCGCAGCAAGTCGCGGCGGCCAACGAAGTGCTCGCCCAAGAGATACCGTTCTGGGCCGATCCGCAGCAGCGCGGGCAGTTGCAGCAGGAGATCGTGGACTGGGCGACCACCAAGGGCGGGTTTAGCCGGGATGAGTTGCGGGGAGTGACCAGCCCGCACCACCTCAAGGCCATGATGAAAGCCGCGATGTACGACAACATGATGGCCGGGGCCAGGACCACCGCGCCGCCAGCGCGATTGCAAGCCCCAGTGCGCGGGGCGCCCCCGCCCGCGCCGCCCTCCGAGCGCATCCAGCAGGCCGAGCAGGCATTCGGGGAACGCCCGAACATCCGCAGCGCCGCCGCATTGCTCGCCGCACGGCGCGGCATGGCCAACGGCGGAACGCGGTAAGCACATACCGCTTGACCCCGGCGGGGCGCCTCCAATAATCTAGACGCGTCGCGGGACGGAGTGCTCGCCGTCGCCTCTGGCGATCGGCTTTGCACCAACCGTCCCCGCGGGCCGTGCCGTCGCTAATGCTGACCTCCGGCCGCCGGGAGTGCAAAGCCGACCGTAGCCGACGCCGAGAGGCGCGGCGGATGCGGCGGCGAGCACCAACCCAGCCCAGCCCGGCCATCCATTGCGAAATCAATCCTTTTTGGTTTCACCGCATGAGGCGCGCCGTTGCGCGCGCCCCGGCTCGCAATGGAGATCAGCAATGGCCGTTGGCGCGCAAGGCGCAGCCCCCGCCGGGACCTACATCGAAACCGCTGCTGTAGGCGTCAAGGAAGACCTCGCCGATATCATCTATCGCATCGATCCGGACGAGACGCCGCTGGTCAGCGCCTGCGCCCGCGTCGGGGCAAACCAGGTCCTGACCGAATGGCTGGTGCAGGAACTCAACGCGGCGTCCGACAACGCCCAGCCCGAAGGCTTCACCGCGGTTATGCAAGCGGTGCTCAAGCCAGTGCGGCTCAACAACGTATGCCAGATCATTGCCCGGACGGTCGGCGTCTCCAACACGTTGCGCGTGGTCGATATGGCCGGCGGGGAAGACGAATACAACCGGCAACTGATCCTGCGCGGCATGGAGGTCAAGCGCGACCTGGAACTGGCCGTTACCTCGCCCCTGGTCCGCACCATCACCGACCCGCGCCATATGTCCGGCCTGCCCTGCTACACGGTCAACGGCAGCCGCGGCGCGGGCGCCGGCGCCATGCCGGTCGGCGACGGCTCCAACGCCGGCACCGCAGGCACGCTCCGCGATCTCACCCTCGGCATGGTGGACGCCGCCGTGCAGCAATGCTGGCAGGCCGGCGGCAAGCCGACATTGGGGATTATGTCGGGGAACGTGAAGGCGTACTTCGCCACGTTGTCGCAGGGCGGGGTCGGCAACGCCGTCGTGGCCCAGAACATCCAGAACGTCACGGCGCGCGAGCAAGTCACCATCATGGGCGCGGTAGACGTCTATCGGACCAATTTCGGCACCATTGATTTGGCCCCCGACCGCTTCTGCCCGATCCACCAGATACTATTGGTAAGCACAGACTATGTAGAACTGGCACCGTTGCCAGAGCGTGACATAATCCAGCAGGATTATGCCCAGACCGGTGATAATAGCCAGGGGGGCGTAGTATTTGAAGGATGCATCCGTCCTACTGCCCCCAAGGCTCACGCTACCATCTTTGACCTCAACCAATAATATACCATGGCTACACTTTACGAGAACTACGACGAGGTTACCGGGCGGGCGACCGAAATCACCACCGATGACGAGGTGGGGCTGGTCTTCGTCCACGCCCAGAACACCCGCCCCATCGTCGAAAGCGCCAAGGCCATCGCCGCGTCGTTCGACCCGCTGGTGCGGCGCGACACCATCCACGTCGCCCGCATCCCGATGAACATCTACATGAACCTCAAGAAACTCGGGATCGTCGCCGACCGCAAGAAATTCGAGGCATGGCTTAACGATCCCGATAACTGCGTCTTCCGCACCGATGACAGGAGCAGATTGTAAAATGGCCCTCCCAACCAAAGAGGGGGGCAACCACGCCCCCGCACAGCACGACACCCCCGGCGTCGGCAAGCAAGGCGACGCGCCCAAGATCGCGCCCGCCGAAGCAGCCAAGCCGGTGCTGTTTCCCGATATCGACCCGGTATTGCTGGTCCGCCTCTACCCAGGCGCCAAGGACGCCGCAGACATGCGCGCCCAGGCCATGAAAGCGGGCGAGGCCGCCCGCGAACTCGGCGCCAAACTCGTCGCGGCACAGCAGGAGCCGGTCACGCCGCACCCGGCATAGCCCCGTGGAGCAACCCGTTGCAGTTTGAGTCGTTGCGCGCAATGACGAATGGTATCATGCGCGGCATGAATACGCGCACGGACTTCTACGTCTACGTCATGTTTCGTGAGAACGGCACACCGTTCTACGTTGGGAAGGGACATGGGCCGCGTTGGTCTCGGCACGAGCGGCATGCCAGCAACGGCCAAAAAGGACATCACTACAATATTGTCCGAAGCATGCTGGCGCGCGGGCTGGATGTGCCGAAAATCAAGGTACACGACGGTCTGACAGAGGCAACAGCGTTCGAATATGAGCGTTCCCTGATCGCTGCAATTGGACGCGCAGACCTAGGCACCGGACCGCTTGCCAACAAGACGGAAGGTGGAGAAGGCGCGAGCGGTGCTAAGCGGTCGCTGGAGACTCGAGCCAGGCAGCGATCTGTCCGGATAGGTAGGAAGCACTCACCTGAAACGCTGGCGAAGATAGCTGCGACCAGTGCGGCTAGAAAGCATACGCCGGAGGCGCGCGCAAAGATGAGCATCGCCCGCGCTGGCAAGAAAAGACCTGACACTGCTGCCAGAATGCGTGGCAGCAAACATACGGCAGAAGCGAAGGCAAAGATCGCTGCGTCAAATTCTCGGAGGACACTGTCATCTGAGACGCGCGCAAAGATGGGCATCGCCAATATCGGCAGGAAGCCTACACCTGAGACGTTGATAAAGCTGAGGGTTGCCAACACAGGCAGAAGACTCACGCCTGAGGCAAGGGAAAAGGTCGCAGCATCCAAGCGTGGCCGGAAACTGTCACCCGAGCACAAGGCAAGCATCAGGACGTCTCAACTCGGTAGAAAACAATCGCCGGAAACGCGCACGAAGCGACGTGCAACCTGGGCTGCTAAGCGCGTCTCCTTCGGGGAGGCATCGCCATAGCAATTTATCAAATGTTAACCGACGAAGTGGCGGGCTGGCTAAACCGTCGCGACACCGCCCAATACATGCCCGGCTGGGTCGCCATGGTGGAGACCGAAATGGCCCAAACCCTGCGGGCAAGGTGCATGGTCAAGTCCGCCACCCAGCCGGTCGATAGCGCCTACATCACCCTGCCGCCCGACTTCGCGACCATGGAATCCATCCGGGATGCCACCAGCGGCGAACTGCTGGAACTCAAGGATGAATGGAGCGGATCGTGGACCTCCCGCTACGTCAACAGCACCCAAGCCATCGTCACCGCCCCCGCCATCGCCTACCGGCTCGTCCATGACTGCATCGAGTTCCTGCCCCATCCCGTTATCCCCGATCCACCCGACCCGGCATGGAAACCGCAACAGGTGCAAATGGGCTGGTACGCCCGCCCCAAGCCGCTGATCCTGCCCGCCGATACCAACCCGATCCTCGATCAGCTCTACGCCGTCTATCTGTTCGGATGCCTGAAGCAAGGCGCCATGTACGAACGCGACGATGAAGACGTGGCGAAATGGGACGCCTCCTGGCAACAAGCCGTCACCCGAGCCAATCTTCATAAGCAACAAAGCGACTATTCAGGCGCTCCATATAGAGCCGAACTGGCCACGGTTTTCTGATGCCCGGCAGCGCCACCACCTTCCTCGAAGGCGCCGTCCTCGGCCACACCCTGGGCTTCGCCGCCATGACCATGCCAGCCACCATCTTCATCGCGCTCAGCATGGCAACACCACCGCCCACCGCAGGCACCGGCGGCACCGAACCACCGGGCGCCAACGGCTATGCCCGCCAGGCCGCCAGCTTCGCCATCAGCACCCCCGCCAACCTCGCCGCCAACACCACCACCATCTCCTTCCCCGCCGCAACCGCCGCCTGGGGCAGCATCGGCTATTTTGAGATCTGGTCCGCACTGACCGCCGGCAACCGGCTGTATTGGGGGCCACTGGTAGACCCGGCCGACGGCACAACCCCGATCACCCGCACCGTGCAGGCCGGCGATATCGTGCGCCTCCAAGCCGGCACCATCCAAGTGCGGGCAACCTAGATGCCGACCGGACCCCGCCCCTTCGGCGTCGGCCCCTACGGCGCCGGCCCCTATTCGACCTGGGCACATCTCTACCTGATGGGCGGCGCAAGCGGCATCACCTTCGACGCCAAGACGCAGGGGATGCCAACCACGTTCAACCCCGCGGCGATCACCCAAATCGTCTTCTCCGTTACCGCCGCGTTTGAGCTGACGTGGCCAGGCTGGGCGCCCTGCGAAACCGGCACCTGGCCGCCCGCCGGGCCATGCGAGGACGGAACCTGGACGGCACCACCACCCTGCCGCGCCGGGAACTGGGACGAGACGCGCCTGGAGGAACTGGTGCCATGAGCTTCACCACAACCCCGCGCCTCGGGCTGAAGAAACCCACCGACGGCGCCGACGATGACCTGTGGGGCGGCCACCTCAACA